CAAAAGCTTCACCTTGTGATGACGTTATTTCAAAACTTGAAGGTGTAATTATTTGGTCAGGTACATCTACTGAACCGACATTAGATGTAATCGATAAACCTGTTGGAAATATAGTTGCATCTTTAAGTTCACCCCACTCACCATCGTTCCAGGCTTGTGCACCCCAACCTGTTTTTAAAGTTGTGTCTGCGTTCCAATAAGCTTGGCCCCAGGTAAACCTGCCCCATCCTGAAGTCGTCGACATAGTCGACCTCCTACGCTAATCTGATTATTGCGCTACTTGCGTCTGCTGTTGGAAACTCTATTTTAAAAGTTCCATTACTAGCTGTTTTATCACCACCAAATGCAATAACACAAACAGCATCAGTTGTTCCTGAACCACCATCTGTTGTTGTGTTATAAATTAAAGCTCCGTTTGCAGTGAAAGAAGCGGATGAATAAGTTACATCTGAAAAATCTGTAAATGCAGTTGTTGAAGATAAAGATACACCAGAGTTTGTTAAAGTTGCTCCACCTGCAGTGTATGCAGAACCTGATGTATTTGAAATTTCATTTGATGTTGAGTAGTCAGTCGTAGCAGCACCTAAAGATGCTGAACTTGTAAATAAAGCAATTTTAAAAGTGTGTCCACCTGAAGATTCAAAACTGTGTTTTCCTTGTAAAAGTTCTTGTTTAAAACTTGAACATATTGCTGATGTTATTGCCATAATTTATTCTCCTACGGGTTTGCTGAGGTTACCGGTATACGAACAGCGCCATTAGTGTAGTCGTCTCTTCGTCTTCTACCAACTTGCTCGTTAGCAAACTTCTGTACCTCTTGTTTATATTTATTTTCGTATAAAGTCAACATATCTACTGGACCTTTTAAAAAGCCATATGCCTCTGATAAACAGCAGTATAATAATCCATTTGGAAAATTAAGACTAATATAATTAGTATCATTATTCTCTAAAAGATCTGGCATTTTATTAAAATGAACTCTAAATCTATATGTAGTATTTGGAGTTGGGGCTACAAATATTCTTCCTGAATTAGTATCTGCCTCTCCTGTAGCACCACCAAACATAGCATAATATTTAGGTTGACCTTGCGCTGCTGATGTTCCTGTAACGTCCTGATACTCTTGAAGATATGTTACATCTTTTTTCTCTAGCCATCTGTTAGCTCCTGTAATCTCTGATCCTGCCGTATCGTAAACTTGTATACCTCTAATGAACACTGCTCCTGCAGGGCAGTTGATAGACTCTTGTCCAGCAACAAAATTACCTAATTGTTGTTTTCTATCTGCATCAATAGGCACATCTCTAAAAATTCTATATTGTGCATTTAATATTATATTTTCTAAAACAGCATCTGTTAATACATTAGAGTCTGTTTCAGTATAACTTCTAATTTGTGTTTTTAATCCTGATGCGCTTAATCCAGCCATTATACTACTATCTCCTGACAAAGAGAACAAGATTTTCTAAATCTAGTGTGTCCTGAACAATGTTTTGGTTTATCGATTGAGTTTTCTGTGTAAACGGGTACATCTGGTTCTGGTGTTTTTAAATATAATTCTGCATGTTCATCCATATCTTCTGGACATGCACATTGTTTAATACCAAATAAATTACAAAAAAAGTTTTTAATTTTTTTAATCATGCCGTTACTGTTACTGGTCCTGCTGATGCAAAACCGCCTCCTCCTATTTCAGTTATACTAGATGTTGTGCCAGTTGCAAAGGTATAATTATCAGCATCTGTCTTTGTAATTGTGTATCCTGCAGCTAAATTTATTGTTGCTGCAGCAACTCCACCAACAACTTCAGCATTTCTAAATCTAACAGTATCTCCAGTTGATCTACCATGATCTGGTTCATTAACACTAATTGTTGCAGATCCATTTGTTGTTGTAAACGCATTTAATGGTAACAATTTAGGAACAGAAGTTTCTATTCTATCAGGTCTTACATGTCTTAAAGATATAGAATCACCGTTCATAGGTTTTGGTTCTAATTGTGGTTGCTTTGGTTCAAATTCAGATACATGCACAAACGCACCATTCCATTCTCTGACCATTTCTTTGTACGGAAACTCCATACCTGATCTATCTGATATTGCTTTTGCGTATTTACCTGTTGCGTACTTTGCCATTATGTTCCCGGATAGTAAGCTTTAGGCGTAATGTGTGTGCTCGAAGCTGATCCGTCCTCTGCCAATGCTCTTGCAAATTCATCTTCATAAGCAAGTTTCATTGGTTGAATTAAGTTTGGTTGGTATTTTTGTGCTAAATAATATGCAAGTCCTGATACCATACAAGGCACAAATCTAAAAGGCACATCAGTTGCATTAGTGTAATCTCCAACATCTTGTATTCTTTTTATAAAAAAGAAATGCATATCTTTAGATGCATTAGTTGAATCTGGTGTTGGATAGATATGTATTGTAACTTTATCTATAAATCTTTCTACCCAATACTGATTAGGTGTTCCTTTAGATAATTTGTTTGAGAATCCTGCATATGTAGATCGATCTACTTTTGTCATCGGACTATCGGATTGTGTTGTCTGAGTTCTATTAGATCTTAATTGTGCTTCAAGAACATCGGACATTCCAAATACACTTGCTGGATCTGTAGTTGTGGCTGACGTTCCATCATCACTAGATCTAAAAAAATCATAGTCTGCCTGACCCTCTATTAGATCTAGATTAGTAGAACCTACCTCCCAATAGTGAATACCTCTATTACCCCATTCTTGAAATAGAATATTAAGAGATCTTCTAGCAGATTTAAGTTGATAACCTGCTACAGAATTTAATCCAATACGTTCGAAAGCATCTTCTATTATTTCCTCAATAGCAAAAGTTTTATCGAACGTTGTCGTTCCTGAAGTAGTATTAGCCATTTAAACTCCTAGGACTCGTAAGTTTTAGTCCATTCACAAACAACTGTTCCAGTGTCTCCAGATGTGCAAGCTGGTAAAACAAGATTAACATCACCTGTAAAACCTGATGCTTCGGTATTTGCTAAGCCACCAAAGTCGCTATAATCAAATTCCATTTCACCTGCTAAAGTTTGAAATACAACATCTGTTGTTGCATCCCATTGCAAACGAATTGCATCAGCTGGTGCTGTAACTGAAACATTAAATCTAACTTTGTTTAATCTTACAGTCTTACAAGTTTTACCATTGTTTGATGCTAAACCTGAAACATCAACTATTTTAGTTGTGCTTCCTGTTCCGTCTGAAACCACATTAAAGTGGGTGATAAGTTTTCTTGCTCCGTCAAATACAGTTGTATTTAATACTGTGTCTGCCATGTTTCCTCCTTTTCAAGAGCGCCTGCATCACCAGGCGCTCCGAGTTTAATTATTAACTATCTGCAAAAGGTGTTGCTTCAGTACCTGTACCGATCAACATTGCTTCTACTAAATATACATTGTCTTCAAGTGCAGTAATAGTAATTGTACTACCTTTGTCTCCACCTGTAGTTCCACCATTCATGCTGATAACATCGTTTGATGCTGCCGGCGCAAATGAACTGTTCGTACCGTCTGCAACGTTAACAACTGTTGCGTGACCAACAAATTTGTCAGTTCCGTCAGTTTTAATATCGCAATCTGTACAATCTGTGCCTACAAAAAATTTGTAGACCGCACCTAATTGGTTGTTTGCATTAGGGTCGTCTTGTCCAGCTGTAGCACCTTTGCTATCTGCTTTGATTGTTGGAAGTGTGATTGCACCATCTGCATCATTTACTTTAATAACTTTACCTGCGTGAGCAGCAAAAGTTAAAGTAGTTTCCGCTGTGATGTTTACAACCGCGTCAGGTCCTGCAGTAACAAATCCTCTTAAAGATTTTACTGGTCCTGAAAATGTAGTTTGTGCCATGTTTATATCCTCCTAGTTTCCCGAATACAGTCTCTAGGCCGTCGACTATACGCGTCTGTATTCTAAATAAATGTATAGTGATAAATTTATATACTAGTTTTGATTAGAGCGCAAGAGAGCCTGTAATGTGGATTAAATTTTTCCAACGATGTAGCTTTTTATTAAGTAGCTACAGAAACTTGAGGAGCCGCATCATCTATTTTATTTTGTGCATTAGCTTTTTCTGCTTCTGCAAGTTTGATCTGGCTAA